CTTTAAAAAATCCCCGGGGGTTATATTTGAGACGCCCCTTTACTTTCTCGTTGACGTTTAACGAGATCCGCAAGAGCCCATTACGTATCTCCACGACACGTTAATTTTTGATACCCTCCTTTTATCGAATATAACAAAATTTTGATCGAAAGAACACTTATCAAAGACCCCGCCAGTCCAAGATAAGCGTACACAAAATCTTGCGGATCTCGTTAAACGTCATAACAAACAGTATACAAAGTTTAAAGGTATATTTCAGATTTCATAGTAAGGAGGCTACGTGTGAAAAAAAGTAAACCCGATCAAACATCATCGGAACAACAACGGAAGATTAGACCTGCTTTCTCACCAGAGGCTAGAGAGAATCAGTTAATAGCATTGGCTGTCGATCTAGCGGAACGACAAATAATAGAAGGAACTGCTTCATCACAAGTAATAACTCATTATTTGAAACTGGGATCTAGCAGAGAGCGATTAGAGTATGATTTAAAAATGAAACAAAAAGAATTGATAGAAGCTAAGACAGAATCGCTACAATCAGCTCAAAGAGTTGAGGAGTTATATGTTAACGCTTTAGATGCTATGCGTAATTATAGTGGTAATGGGGTCTCTGATGAGTAATCTAAGATCCTACTCTGAATTAATAACAATCGATAATTATAACGATCGGTTTAAATATTTAGAAATCGGTGGAGACGTCGGTGTGGCCACTTTTGGTTTTGATAGGTATCTAAATCAAAGATTCTATAAAACTAGTGAATGGCGAAAACTGAGATCTGAAATAATCGTTAGAGATAATGGTTGCGATTTAGGAGTTGATGGTTATGAGATAGGTGGTTTGATAATAGTTCATCATATTAATACGGTGTCTGTGGATGACATAAAACACAAACGGTTTACGTTGCTACTAAATCCCGAATATCTAATCTCTACATCTTTAAACACTCATAACGCTATACATTATGGGGACGAGACGCTTTTAACCTCGCTCCCTTTAGAGAGGAGGCCGAACGACACTAAATTGTGGTGAATAAAAAGGAGGAAATAATGACTAGTATTTTAACGAGCATTAAAAAAATGTTGGGTATAGCTGAGGAGTATACACAGTTTGATATCGATTTGATTATACATATCAATGCTGTATTATCTATACTTACCCAAACAGGTGTGGGTCCACCGGAAGGTTTTTCGATCGCTGATAAAAACAAAACGTGGATTGATTGGTTAACCACTTCTACAGATTTGGAAGCTGTTAAAACGTACGTGTATTTGAGGGTTAGATTATTGTTTGATCCACCAACCAATTCCGCTGTAACTAAGTCTTATGAACAAATCATAAAAGAATTAGAGTGGCGAATAATGGTGACGGTTGATCCAGAACTGGTAGTTGAAGAAGTTGAAGAACTCGACGAAGTCGATTGGTGATATGGAGGTGATGAAGTGAATGGAAAATATATTGCGCATTTTGGAGTAAGAGGTATGCGTTGGGGTGTCCGAAGATCTAAGAGCAACGTTATAGCTCTACCTGGACCGGTTTCATCCTCAACAAAATCAAATGGGACCAAAAAGAATAAAAAACCATTAAGTGATGATGATTTAATAAAAATCAAAGGTGGATTAGAGACCGGTGTTAAGCTGGCTAATAAGGGCTCGGAAATAAACAAACAAATTGGAAAAGCTCAAGCTTCCAAGAAGAAAGAAATGGATTTGGGAAATATGACCGACGCTGAATTAAAGGCTACGGTGTCTCGATTAAATTTGGAAACTCAGTATCGTAAGTTAAAATCGGACGAACTTTCAAAAGGTCAAATCGATATCGAAACAACTCTAAGTATAGCCGGCGGTGTCTTAGCCGTTGGTGCGACCGCTTTATCCATTGCTATGGAGATAAAAAGAATGAAGGGAGGAGCGGTATAGTTATGTGGAATTATAATCACACACAATACCTAGAGCACGTAGGAGTCCGTGGAATGCGATGGGGGAAAAGGCATAATCGACCAGACCCAACAAATATTCCACGACACAACCGATACGACCAGAGAACCCAAAACGATGGAGGAGCTCAAATTCGGAATAAAGTGATTAGAGGTGACCGGGTGGTGTCTACTGTATTGGCTGGTGCTGGAGGAGCGATGTTGGCTCGAAGTGCAACCCGTACATTCGTTACCAGGAATAAAAACGCTGGTCTTGTGGCTGGGATATTAGGTGGCGCTTTAGGCGCGACAGCTATTACGGCTATAAACGCTAGTCAAGATCGTAGAATGCAGGAGTATGAGGATTATGGCAACTATTAACATGTGGACATACAACCATGGTGACGTGATAACTCATTCAGGCGTTAAAGGGATGAGATGGGGACAACGAAAAAAAATCAGACGTACCGTAGATCACGAACAGCGTTCATCGATAAAGAAACGAGAGCTTGAGTACGTGAAGAAAGATCCGAAAGTAAATAAACACCTAAGTGAAGCCCGTAGATTAGCTGGTAAATATGATTTCGACCAAGATGACGGTGGAGGTGGACGTACAAAAAAATCACAAGACGCCGGACGTCGTTATATGGAACATCTCGAAAAGGCTGAATTCATGAAAGAATCAATACACAGGCAAGCTGTAAAAGATACAAATATCGAGATAACTAAAAAGTATACGGCCGATCTATTAACCCAAATCGGTAGAAGAAAGATGATAGAATACGAATAAGGAGGTGTCGTGATATAATGTGGGAGTATAACCATACAAACGAACTAAGTCACTTTGGTGTTCCTGGAATGCGTTGGGGTCATCGCCGTGGTCCTGGTTCATCTGTAAGTAATCACGTTGAACGAAACATCGTAAATAAGAAACGTGACAAAAAAGCTGAAAAAGAACTAAAGCGATTAAAAAAATCTAGACCAGAATTGAGTAGCGACGCGAAGTACATTCTCGACAAATACAAAGTCAATACCAATATCGACCATAATCTCCCAAAAGAAACAAGAGGTAAGGTCGATGTTATTAAAAAGCGAGATGAGTTCGATAAAGCTTTATCTGTAAACATCGGAAAAGTTCATACCGAAGCCGTTATGGAATTAAATGGATCTAAGACTTTAAAAGAGTTGAATCTTAAATTTAATAACGCTGATTGGAATAAGAGTGGGGTTGAAGCCGCTTATGAGAACTCTTATGAAAAAGCATTTACTAAAATATACGATGTTAAAATGAAGGATTTGTTAACCACTAGACCCTAAATAAGGAGGCTTTAACTATGGCGTTGTCAAACACTGCCGTCCCGAAATATTACGGTCAGTTTAGAGACGCCGTAATAAGAGGAGACATACCAGTTTGTAAAGAAATCTCATTAGAGATGAATAGGATTGATGGTTTAATAGCTAATCCTGGAATATTTTACGATGATCAAGCCGTTGAGGGTTGGATAAATTATTGTGAAAACGAACTAACTTTAACAGATGGTACCGATCTACATTTATTGGATACTTTTAAAGTTTGGGGGGAACAGGTTTTTGGATGGTATTACTACATCGAAAGAAGTGTTTATGAACCATTCGAAGATAACCATGGTGGTCGTTACGTTCAAAAAATTGTAAAGAAAAGATTAATTAACAAGCAGTATTTGATAGTTGGTCGTGGCGCAGCAAAATCGATATATGATTCATGTATGCAATCATTCTTTGTAAACGTTGATGTATCGACGACTCACCAAATAACGACCGCCCCAACAATGAAACAAGCCGAAGAGGTAATGTCTCCAATTCGAACAGCGATAACAAGATCGCGTGGCCCACTGTTTAAATTCCTCACAGAGGGATCATTACAAAACACAACTGGCTCTAGAGCCAATAGACAGAAATTAGTGTCCACAAAGAAGGGTATTGAGAACTTTCTAACTGGAACACTACTAGAGGTTCGTCCAATGTCTATAATTAAACTTCAAGGTTTGAGGGTGAAAGTAGCAACTGTTGATGAGTGGCTTTCTGGTGATGTTCGAGAAGATGTTATCGGTTCTATAGAACAGGGTGCTTCAAAAGTTGACGATTATCTAATAATCGCAACTAGTTCAGAAGGAACCGTTCGTAATGGTAGTGGTGATACCATCAAAATGGAGTTGATTGACATACTTAAGGGTGAATACATTAACCCTCACGTTTCGATCTGGTGGTATAAATTGGATTCAATAGATGAAGTAAACGATCCCGAAATGTGGATGAAAGCTAATCCTAATATCGGTAAAACCGTAACGTATGAAACATATCAGTTGGAAGTCGAGAGGGCTGAAAAAGCTCCAGCAGCTCGAAACGATATTTTGGCTAAGCGTTTTGGGATTCCGATGGAGGGTTACACTTATTATTTCACATACGAAGAGACATTGCCTCATCGTAGAAGAGATTTTTGGCAAATGCCATGTGCGATGGGTGCCGACCTTTCTCAGGGTGATGATTTCTGTGCTTTTTCATTCTTGTTCCCGCTAACTAACGGTTGCTTCGGAGTTAAAACTAGAAACTACATTTCTTCTTTAACTTTAACAAAACTACCAGCAGCGATGCGATTCAAGTATGATCAGTTTATGAAAGAGGGAAGTCTTATTATATTGGAAGGTCCAGTCCTCGATATGATGGAGGTTTATGAAGATTTAGATAATCACATAATTAGACAGGGTTATGATATTCGTTGTTTTGGATATGACCCTTATAATGCAAAAGAATTCATTGCTCGTTGGGAGTTGGAAAACGGACCGTTTGGAATTGAAAAAGTTATACAGGGGGCTAAAACCGAATCGGTTCCATTGGGTGAATTAAAGAAACTATCAGAAGAGCGCATGTTGATCTTCGATGAGGATTTAATGACTTTCGCTATGGGTAATTGTATAACCCTTGAAGACACTAATGGTAATCGTAAACTATATAAAAAAAGACAAGAACAAAAGATAGACGCTGTTGCGGCGTTAATGGACGCGTATATAGCTTACAAAGCTAATAAAGATGCGTTTGATTAAGGAGGAATAGTTCAAGATGGAAAACACAATAGGTTCCAGATTAAAACACGCATGGAACGCGTTTGTCAACCGAGATCCAACAGAGTATTATGGTCCAGGTTCGTATGTTGGTGGAAGTTCTAGCTTTAGACCGGACCGTCAAAGATTCACCATAGGCAATGAGCGATCTATAATAACATCCGTTTATAATCGTATTGCTATCGATGCCGCATGTGTAAACATAAAACACGTACGTATTGATAACAACAACCGGTTCATATCAACGATTGACTCTGGGATCAATACATGCTTCAATCTAGAAGCAAATATAGACCAAACAGGCCGATCATTCATACAAGATATTGTTATGTCTTTGATAGATGAAGGATGCGTCGCGGTAATACCAGTTGACACTTCATTCAATCCAAAAATAACAGGATCGTATGATATTCAAACAATGCGTACCGGTAAAATACTACAATGGTACCCTGAACACATTCAAGTAAGAGTTTATAACGATAAAACGGGATTGAAAGAAGACATATTAGTAGCTAAAAAAAACGTAGCGATTATAGAAAACCCGTTATACTCGGTCATGAACGAACCGAATTCAACGATGAAAAGATTGATTCGGAAATTAAATATTCTGGATTCAATCGATGAACAAAGTGGTTTTGGTAAGTTGGATTTAATAATGCAGCTTCCTTATGTCATAAAGTCTGAATCACGAAGAGATCAAGCAACAAAAAGGATGAAGGATATTGAAGAACAATTGTCTGGTTCTAAATATGGTATAGCCTATACCGATGGTACGGAAAAGATAACGCAATTAAATCGTCCATTAAACAATAATCTAATGACTCAAATAGAATATTTAACGAGTATGCTTTACAGCCAGTTAGGTCTAACACAGAGTATATTAGATGGCACCGCAGATGAACGAACAATGTTGAATTATCACAATCGAACAATCGAACCGATACTATCATCCCTTACTGATGAAATGAAAAGAAAATTTCTGACCAAAACCGCAAGATCTCAATTTCAATCAATTGCCTTTTTTAGAGATCCGTTCAGATTAGTTCCGGTTGACAATTTAGCTGAGATAGCTGACAAATTCACAAGAAATGAAATATTATCAGCCAACGAAGTTCGACAGATAATCGGTATGCAGCCGTCGACAGATCCAAAAGCCGACGAGTTAAGAAATAAGAATATATCACAATCCGGCACAGGTGTCGACAGTGGGTATTCCCCCACGGAACCAAATGCCGTAAATATTGGATAGGAGGAGAAGTCAAAAATGAAGAAATTAAAGTATAATTTTAGCGGCTGGGCCACTCGTAATGATCTTAAATGTTCTGATGGAAGAACTATATTAAAAGACGCATTTAAACATAACGACGGTCAAACAGTTCCACTGGTTTGGAATCACCAACATAACGATCCTTTAAATGTTCTGGGTCACGCGTTGTTGGAAAATAGAGACGGTGGGGTATATGCCTACTGCCTATTCAACGAAACGGAAGCTGGATTAGCTGCAAAACAGTTAGTTGAACATGGAGACGTTTCGGCTTTGTCGATCTTTGCTAACGGATTGAAACATCAAGGCAGTAACGTAATTCACGGAGCTATAAAAGAGGTAAGTCTGGTATTAGCCGGAGCTAACCCTGGAGCTTTTATAGAGGAAATAATGAGACACGGCGAAGAGTCGGATGAAGAGGTGATAATCTACTCAGGCGAAGCTCTCGAAATGTATCATTCTGAAGAAAATAAAGAGGGAGAAGAGGTTACTGAAACAATGGATGATGTTGTAATTAAACATGAAGACAACAAAGAAGAAACGGTGGCTGACGTATTTGCATCATTTAACGATAAGCAAAAAAACGTCGTTTACGCGTTGATCGCCCAAGCGATCGATGAAGCGGTTGGAAATAAAGAAACAATCAAACAATCAGAAATTCAATCAGAAAACGAAGGAGATATTGAAGAAATGAAACATAATGTATTTGAAGGAACCCCTGGAGTAGAAGAGTCGCGAGAAGTTTTAACTCACGCAGACATGGTGTCGATTTTAGCTGACGCTAAAAGAACTGGAAGTTTAAAAGAGAGTGTTTTGGCTCATGGTATCACCAACATTGACTTCTTATTCCCAGATGCTCAAAACATAGCTAATACTCCTGGTTTCATCCAGCGAGACATGGGTTGGGTTACTGATGTAATGAAGAAAACACACCATTCACCATTTTCACGAATTAAATCAACATTTGCTAACATCACCGAAGCTGACGCTCGAGCTAAGGGTTACGTAAAAGGTAACTTGAAAATCGAGGAAGTATTCAGCCTTTTAAAACGTACAACCACTCCACAAACCATCTACAAAAAACAGAAATTAGATCGAGATGATATCATTGACATCGTTGATCTGGACGTTGTTGCTTGGTTGAAGGCTGAAATGCGAATGATGCTAGACGAGGAAATCGCTAGAGCTGTATTAGTTGGGGATGGTCGTCTTGGTTCTTCCGATGATAAGATCGTTGAAACCAACATCCGTCCGATCTGGACAGATGACGCTTTGTATACAATCAAAACACCAGTTAACGTGGCAGCCGGCGCTTCTGATGATGAAAAAGCCAAAGCCTTCATCAAGGCCGCAATTAAAGCTCGTAAAAACTACAAAGGTTCTGGAGACCCAACTTTATACATTACTGAAGACGCCTTAACCAATTGTTTACTGCTTGAAGATACAACCGAACGTGTAATCTACGACTCAATGGATAAACTAGCAACGGCTTTACGTGTTAAGAGCATCGTCACCGTTCCGGTAATGGAAAACCTAACCCGTACTGGCACCATTCCAATCGACGGCGATACCGATGATCGAGAACTTATGGGTATCATCGTAAACCTCGTCGATTACAATATTGGCGCGGATAAAGGTGGAGCTGTCAACATGTTTGACGATTTCGATATCGATTATAACCAGCAGAAATACCTAATTGAAACTAGATGTTCTGGTGCGTTGATTAAACCTTACAGTGCTATCGCTTTGGAAATGATTGAAGCAGCTCCATCCGGAGAGTAAAACTTAACACGAGACGCCGTATAATAATTAACGGCGTCTTTACTTTTTAGTTAGGAGAATTCAAAATGGCTAAATTTTACGGATCTGTTGGGTATGCAACATTAACCGAAACGAGTCCGGGTGTTTGGACAGAGGTAATGGTTGAACGTGACTATTACGGAGACCTGAATCGTAACAACCGAAGATTGGTAAATGCTAATAATCAGCTAAACGATAACATTACACTGACCAATGAGGTTAGTATTATCTCTGATCCGTACGCCAATGAGAACTTTCACGCTATGCGTTATGTTGAGTTCATGGGTGCCAAATGGACAATAACCAATGTAGAGGTTCTGTATCCTCGCTTGTTGTTGACCATTGGAGAGGTGTATAATGGGTAGTCGTTTAGAACTTCAAACAATGCTTGAGGGTCTGTTAGGTAGTGATGCTGTTTATTATCAACCACCAACAAGTGTTAAAATGAAATACCCGGCAATTGTCTACACCCGTAGGCAAATAGACAATACGTTTGCGGACAATTCGGTCTACAGACAAGGTTTGAGTTACACTGTAACAGTTATTGATAAAAACCCGGATAGTTCGATAGTGACATCGGTTTCACAATTACCGATGTGTCGATACGATAGAGGTTTTAAATCTGATAATTTAAATCATGACGTATTTGTTATTTATTACTAATCAAAAAAAAATAAAAAATCAAAGGAGAACATATCATGAGTATTCTTACATGGGACGCTATTGGTGAACGACTTTATGAAACAGGCGTTAATCAAGGCGTATTATATCCACAATCAAATCTAGGAACCTATCCTTTAGGTGTGGCCTGGAACGGTTTAACCGCGGTAACAGAAAGCCCTTCAGGAGCAGAAGCTTCGCCTATTTATGCCGATAATATTAAGTATTTATCGCTTATGTCAGCTGAAGAATTCGGAGCTTCTGTGGAAGCTTATACTTATCCAGACGAGTTCGCTGTTTGTGACGGTTCCGCTGAGCTTTCTTCCGGTGTAACCATCGGTCAACAGACAAGGAAATCTTTCGGTCTTGCTTATAAAACTTTATTGGGCAACGATATCGAAAAGAACGATTACGGTTACAAGTTACATTTAATCTACGGAGCAACCGCTGCTCCTTCAGAAAAAGCATACGCTACAGTAAACGAAAGTCCTGAAGCTATTACTTTTTCTTGGGAAATTTCAACCATTCCAGTTTCGGTGACTGGTTTTAAACCAACAGCATCTATTACTATTGATTCTACAAAAGTCGACGCGGCTAATCTAGCAGCTCTCGAAGCAATCTTGTTTGGAACAGCTGGTGCTGATGCTCGTTTGCCACTTCCAGACGAAGTAGCTAGTTTATTTACAGGCGCTGCTCCTTCAGCCTTAGCAATGTCTACAATAGTTCCGGATGATGTTGCTACTGATGTAGCTGTTACCGCTAATGTTGTCATGACCTTCAATAATAAGATTCTTTCCGAATCAGTTATCGTTATGTCTGCTGGCGGCGTCGTCGTTGCTGGAGCTAAGTCGTGGGATGTCGACAACAAGATT